TGCCTAAACAGGATTTCTAATCATGTCCATCACGTTCTCATCTGCTAAAAATACTATTGCCGAGTGCGACAGGTGTGGGTTTCAATATAAATTAAAAGAACTAAAGAAACTTGAGGAGTCTGGCCGCAGCGTTAATTTACTGGTCTGTTCTACTTGCTGGGAACCCGAGCATCCGCAGGACGATCTAGGCAAGTACCCGGTGTTTGACCCGCAGGCGGTTAGAAATCCAAGACCTGATACAAGCTATTACACAGTGAGCGGAAGTAGAATGATCCAGTGGGGGTGGAATCCTGTAGGCGGTGGGAATTCCTATTACAACCCGGATACGCCTAACGATTTGGTGGCTACAGGCTCCGTGGGAGCCGTTAACGTAGTGATTTCTTAATAGGAGCTTTGCATGAAGAAGAATATGCCCAAGAACGTGCCGGTTGAGCCGGGTTCTGGTGGAGGTGCGTATCCTGAAGACGATATCGGGTACTACGGCACGAAGTTTTATGGGGATCGTTGGTCGAGCAATAAGCAGAAAAAGAAGTATATGAACATGCGTGGCGGCGGTGCTGCGCGTAAGGGCAAGCGGTTTCTCGACTGGGATTGATAGTAACCTATGAACTACACCCAATTGTCTCAGGCAATACAGGACTACTGTGAGAACACAGAGTCTACGTTTGTCTCGCAGATTCCGACATTCGTGCAGTTGGCAGAGGAGCGGATCTATAACTCCGTACAGCTTCCCGCCGTCCGTAAGAATGTTACCGGAAACATGACTAGCGGGAACAAGTACGTGACTCTACCTGATGATTGGTTGGCTACGTACTCAGTGGCGGTTATCGACCCGGCTACCAACGCGCAGACGTTCCTTCTGGATAAGGATGTGAACTTCATCCGTGAGTCTTTCCCTGATCCAGATACGACGGGGGTACCCACCCATTACGCGCAGTTTGACGATAACAGCCTGATCCTTGGGCCTACCCCTGATGCAGCTTATGGCGTAGAATTGCATTATTACTATTATCCGCCGTCGATTGTGACGGCCAGTACCTCTTGGCTTGGGGATAACTTTGAATCCGTACTGCTGTACGGTGCCCTGCGAGAGGCATATCTGTTCATGAAGGGTGAGCAGGACATCGTGGGATATTACGAAGAAAAGTATAAAGAATCCCTCATGTTGCTGAAGATGCTCGCTGATGGCAAGAATCGTCGAGATGCATATCGTAGTGGTCAAACTAGGGTACCTGTAGCATGAATGTAGAACTTGGCAATCCGCTTGTAATCGCCACTAGCGGACGGGGGCATAGCCCTGAAGAGTTGGCTGAACTAGCTACTAACCGGATTATTCAGGTTGGGCAGAATAGCCATCCTTTAATTATTGAACAGGCGAAAGCGTTCAAGGAGCAGATCAGGGATATCCTGACCGGTTATTTTTATAAGGCCCAATCTGAAGAACGGGCGACTCTTAAGATCAAGATGTCCGAGTACGGATTTTCTGATCTCGCAAACGTACTTGACAAACTCTAAGGAGATTTGAAATGGCTATTACTCAGGCAATGACCACCTCGTTCAAGGTTGATATCCTGTCGGGCGGTCACAACTTCAACACCACCAACCGTGCGCTGTCGAGCAACACGCAGGACACTTTTAAGATCGCCCTGTACACTTCGGCTGCAACGCTGGATGCCACTACTACCGCGTATTCAGCTACTAACGAAGTGGCCGGTACGGGATACACCGCTGGCGGTAACACCTTGACTACGGTTGCTCCAACCTCCTCTGGCACTACGGCTTATGTTGATTTTAACGACACTAGCTGGACTACTGCCACGATCACGGCTAACGGTGCGTTGATCTACAACAGCAGCAACTCAAACAAGTCTGTGGCTGTTCTGGCTTTCGGATCTGACAAGACCTCGACGGCTGGTACGTTCACCATCCAGTTCCCGACTGCTGACGCTAGTAACGCTATTATCCGAATTGTGTAATGGCAACGGTCAAGCATAGGTTTGGGCCACGGGACGCGCAGTATCCTGCCACAGATTACGCGACCTACAATGCCGTATCGGGAACCAACTTCCCGGTAGAGTCGCTGGCGTTCGACCAGACCACTTCTGAAACGGTCTATTTTCAGTTCCCGGCGGTTAACTACGGTGCTGGTAACCTGACTGTGACGGTGCAATGGTATTCTTCTGCGACGAGCGGCGCGGTGGTCTGGGGTGGCAGTATTGCTGCAATGACTCCCAATGTGGATACTACGAGTATTGAAGCCAAGTCATTTGATACAGAAAACGTCAGTGCATCCGACACGGTGTCTACCAGCAGTAAGGCTTTGAACGAGACCTCGTTCGCAATCTCAAACCTAGACAGCATAAGCAGTACTGATTGGTGCGTTCTTAGGCTTGCCAGAAAGACCGCAGATGCTGGCGATACGATGGCTGCGGATGCGCTGGTTGTGCAAGTCGGAATTGACTATAGCGACACCTAACCATGTCGCGTGGGTATTCAGGGACAACCGATAAGAGCATCGTAGACTCCTCGCCTATCAGCGGGGATACTTTTACTTTTTCTTCGTGGGTTGCTTACGACACAAATAACAATGCTGGTCAAGTGTGCGTTGCTCTGACCAACCAGACCACAAACCAGAACCAAGCATTTCTCAATTGCTCTTTTGATTTTAGTTCAACCGTAAACTTCTCAATCAGAAGATCGGGAACCTACTACCACGCCTATACCACGAATTCATTGACCGCTAATGGAGGGTGGAATCATCTTGCTGGTGTCATGGTTGGGGTTTCCGAGCGGTACAGTTATCTCAACGGCGATGTTGCCAACAAGGGAACTAACACCACGACCATCACCAGCCTCGCTGGACTGTTCAATAGAACCAATGTGGGTTCCTTGTACCCGGTTACGACAAACCAGCAGACAACTCAGGGCCGGGTTGCACATCCTGCTATCTGGAATGCAGCCCTGACAGACGCAGAAATTGTCATGCTGTCGCAGGGGGTGTCGCCGCTTTTAGTTCGCCCAGAAAGTCTTGTCTTCTATGTGCCTTATCTCGGCAGGGATACAAGTGACATTGACATTGAAGGCGGGGTAGTTCTTACAAACACAGGCACAACCTCTGAGACATCCGAGCCTCGCGTCACTAGACCTACGAATAAAAACTCTACAAAGATATTCCTTCCGCTAACCACAGGCTCTGTGAATTTTTCAGCTAATGCAGACTCGATGGCCCGTGTCGCAGAGGTTGTTCGTAACGCCTATCCGTATTCAATGTTTGCGATGGTGAAGCCTTACTCCGTCCCAGCGGGAGTCGGCACAGGAGCGGATCGTCAGTTCGGCGTTTTGGTAATGGATGACAGCGCCAGCAACGGAAACTATCAAAGACTGAATCTTGCTAATTCCGATTTTGGCAGCGCAACCACCGGGTACCCGGCAGGAAATATCGTAGGGCTTGCTAGAAGCAGATTTCAAACCAGTAACGTCAACACAAAAATAACCAGCAACGCATCCTATTACTCGCTCAATCAATGGTCAGCATTGGGAGCAACTTGGGCGACGGCAGCAACAACGCCAGAAATTAAGGCATATAAAGACGGCATAGACAATACCGTTAATATCAACAATAACGCCGTGACCTTTAGTGGAAACATCAATGAAACCATCATCGGTAGAGAGGCCACTTCACTAGCCCAAACAGGGAGAAACTTCGACGGACTTATATCTCGCGTGGCAATTTGGAGCGTTGTGCTTACTGCGTCTGAAATGGAAGATCTGGCAAATGGCGTATCTCCTCTAACCATTCAACTTGCAAACCTTGTCTGCTACTGGCCGGGATCAGTAATCACCATCGACGGCTCTCAGTACATGGAGGAAGTGATTCAGGGTAAACACGCTCTGATGCAAAACGGAGCCTTGTGGGTTTCAGAAGACCCAACTTATGGCAGCATATTCAAATCTTACTTTACAGTAAACACCAACTATCTTATTTAACGGGAGACAATAATGTTTAGGAATACAGCCTCCCAGTATATAGCGGCTCAACTTGTCAGCAAGACTGACG